CGCATGATATCTGTTGATGTCATGTCGAAATCTCCAAATTCAACCTCTTGTGGCCAAGCATTAAAATACCACCATTCCTCTAAAGGATTGCCTTCGCCATCAAGTGATGTCACTGTAACATTTCGTTTAAATTTTTTCGCTGGTTCTGCCTGTCTGCTATATTCTTGAGATCCATAATATGTTTGTGTTTGGAAATTTCTGCTTTTGTTTGCATATATTCCATAAACCCAGCTTATCCACTCAGCAACAGGATTTAACTTTGTCATAGTGTCGAATAAGGTTACTTTCAACGGTTTCCAATCAGGCCTGCCAGCAAAATAAATTGTTTCATTCAGATGATTTACTTCTGTTTCTTTAAAACTAAAACTTGGCCTGCTTGCCTTTTCCCAGATCATAATTGATAAAGGATCTCTTGAAGCAGCACCAATATTTGTCGCTGTGATTTCCTCACCTTCAGCACCCGGTTTTGTTGGTGCTGTGTTTCCAGTTGTAACACCCCAAATATTCAAAATAAAACGATTTTGTCGTTTAAAAGTAGTGCCGGAAGCCCAGCCTATACCCATATTACCAATAGCTTGTGGCATAATTTTTTATATAGAAAAACTTCTACTTTTATATAGTATAAAAGTAGAAGTTTTTTATTAACTCCGTTAGTATTAGTATGCGCCTGCTAGATTTCCGCAAGCTCCACCAACATTACCTTCTTGAGGTACTGGAATACAATAGTTGGTGTATTTAGCAAAGTTGTATCGAAGGTTCAATTCAACAGTACATTCTTCGCTGGATGAATAGTCAAGATCCCCGAAGTTAATGGAAACGGGCCAGCAGTTGACAAGTCTCCACTCTTCAATTGCATAGCCAGAACCATCAAGCATTGTCAAAATGCCGTTGCCAGCATAACCAGTTCCAGCAGCATTTTTTGCGACATTTCTCTGAGTAGCCTGAATAAATTCAGAACCGCCACCAGTGAAGTTGTAAACTCTGTTAACCCAAAGAAGAAGATTGTTAACAGCTGCATCTGTTGATGCAATATCGTAATAGGTTACGGCTAACTGTTGGAAAGTGGCTTTGCCGGGAATCCAAGTTTTACCGTTCAAGAAGTTGATTTCAGTTTCTTCAACTTCCAGCTGAGGACGGTTAGCAACCTTCACATATTGACCACCAACACCAAGTGCTGCGTTTCCACCGATGTTTTCAACACGGAAGGTCCATCTGTACTTCCTTTTGAAAGTTGCGCTACCAAGTGGGCCGATGCCCATATTACCAATCGTACTATTAGTTGCCATTTTTCCTCCAATAATTTATTTATTAAAATCAACCCAGGTTTGTTCCAGTTCTGTTCAAAGAAAATTCAATAAAGATAAACTCAGCTGCTCTTGTTGGAACTAGGCCGATTCTGGCTCGTAGTTCGTTTCTATCGATGACATCGGGTGTGTTCAATTCAGCATCACACTTGACAACAAAGTCTGTCAAACCCTGACGCTGTTGAACATCGCTCAGGATAGATGTGCAAGCAGAGACGAATGTAGCACGAAGAGCTTCTGTGTTTGGTTCAAACAAGAGAGTTCTAGCAACATTCTTAATAGCTTTCTCAACATAGAACAACATTCTGCGAACATTTACTCTGTCTAGAGCAGTTGGCGCTCTCTGAAGAGTTTTCTGACCCCAGATAACGAAACCTGCAACATCTGGATAAGAAATAATTGGATTGATACAGTTCTGATTGCCATACATCTGATCTCTTTCCGCAAGAGTTGGGCGAGAGTAGACGTTAGCAACATTTTGAACAACTCCACGATTTAAACCAGCTGGAGCGAACCATACTGCTGACAGATTGTCAGAATTACAGATTGCTGCCAAAACTGAGCCTGATGGTGGAACCCAAACAGGAATGTTATTATAAACATCGGTGATTTGCAACCAAGGCCAGTAGAGGGCTGCGAAATCTGTATCAAAACGATCACCATTTAGAGGATGTACGCCATTCTGCCATTCGATGATTTCACGAACAGTTAGACCAAATGGAGGATCAATAATTGCAAGGCAATCTTCTCTATAGTTTTCAGCAACACTAATCAGAGCTTGAATTACAGATGTGCTTGAACGTCCAGGAGCACAAATCAAATCAATATCAATCTGTTCTGGTTCAGAAAGATTGTAAAGACCTGTGCCTGCAATTGGATTTCCAATTACCAAATCATCCTGACTATCAGGATCAAGAGGAATACCATCAGTACCACCAACCAGTGCAAGACCAGTAGCAGGAGTATTAGCTGGAGGTGCGCTAACAGCAGTGTTGTCTACTATTCTTATGAAGTAAGAATTAGCATTTACATATGTCGGAGCATAGAAAGATGAAGCTTGATTTTTGCTCAAATTTCCCCAAGATTCTACTGATGCTCCATTGTTAAAAACCTTGAGCGTGAAAGTACCATCATCTTGATTGTTTGTGAAAATAACAGAAGTACTGTTTCCTTCAATGCCGGGGCTGTCAGCATAAACAGTAAATGTTTTGATTGTGTTACCAGCGTTTGCGCTGCCAGTAACAATACCTGCTGTATCAGTTGCACCGCCACCAGAAACTTCTGTTGGTGATGCACCCTTATTTTGAGTATTTAAGAAACCAAAAACAACATCAAGTGTACTTTCTGGTTTTACAAGGAATCGGCTGTCTCTACCATAAGTTAGTGTTTCTAACTGAATGGAGTCTCCAACAGCAACTGCTAAGAATCCACCGGGAAGACTGCCGATTTGTGTATTGATTTCGCTAACAACTTGACCTGTTGTGTAAGTTCCACCAGCAAGAGCCGAAAGGTCAACAACTTGAACAACATCGTCAATGTTAATATTTCCAGTTCCGTTCACAACAATCTGTAGTGCGGTAGAAAGAATTGTTGAGCTTACGCCAGAAAAATTCCAATCACCAGCTGCTGTGTAAATATCATCTGGATAACGATCAGCAGTACCGAGAAGCTCGGCTACAGTCATTGATGTTCCTATTCCAACGATACTTCCAGCGCCACCGTAAATTGAATCCTGAATAGAAACTAATTCTATTGAAGAAGATGTGCCGTATGCCCAAACACTACGAATACCAAGAGTACTTGTGCTTGTTTCGTAAAATTCGATACCATCAATTTCTGGTGTAAGCTGATCATTAAGTTCAGCTACAAGTTCTGTGATGGTGTAAGTGGCAGCAGGAACTACTAGAACTTTGCTAGCAGTAATCCCGTTAAGTCTCCAAGAGAAATAACCATCGTTAGCAAACACAAAAGTGCCAATAGTTGCACCAATAATGTTTACAACACCGCCAGCTGCTGGAATTTCAATTTCCGCAGATGTAGCCTGTGTTCCACTTGTTGGATCAACGTCAGCAACACGAACGATAACAACATCGTTTGAAACTCGCAGTGCTTGTTGAGCTGCGTAAATTAGGTAAGGGTCACCTTGATCTGGGTGAGGATTACCAAATTTTGTAGCCAAGTCGGTAAGACTGGTAACGCTTGTTGGTGTATTAATTGGACCTTTACTTGCAAAACCAATAATACCAATTCTGTGAAAAGTGGTTGTTGGTGAAATAAGGGTCAAATCAACTTCAGAAATTCTAACTGAAGGACTGATTGTGTTGCTTGGTGGAAAACCTCTTAGGATAGCCATTTACTTTTCTCCTTCGTTTGAAATATTGGATATTCTTCTAGTTATTATTAATCCATCTTTTTCTGCTCTATCTATATATTCAGTATGTCTTTCATCTTCAAGATAAAATATATTTTTTTCTTTTCCTAATCCAGGTATGTTAAGAACAGTGAATTGCCTTATTCTTTTTTTGCTCTTAATAATAAGCTGAACTGGAAATTTTTTGAGATTCCTAATTTCAATCATTTTAAGCGCCGCCTGTTTCTCTTATTCTACCTAATACACTTGTTACCGAGTCAAATTCAACATCATCAACTATGTCTCCCTTAAATACCTTGATCAACGAATCATAACGCTTGATAGGCATAGGAACATATGTCTCTGCTGTCAAACCAAATTGAAATTTAATCACCCTTAAAGCTTGATCACCCGGTTCGGTTTCAAGGTTGTTGGCAATTGAATCCAATTTGACAATAACATCTTGCAAAACTCCTCTAACTTTTATGTATGCAACAAGACTAAATTTTGTAACTATCTGTTCTAAAATTTGATTCATGTCTTCAAGTTGCATAGTCCAAGCATAAAGAGTGTATTCAACATTAATTGGAATGCCTCTTGACACTCCAAACACAGTGGATTTATTTTGTGGTAAATTTGGCTGACCTACAGAAGATCCTGTATATGCATTTAAATATCTTAAAGCTTGATGATATGTGTATCTGTTTGCATCAAAAGAAAATCCAGTTGAACTAATAGCAAGCATTGGTAATTTTATTCTATCAACAACTAGTGTTTCATCTTTTCTAACATTTTGTTGTAAAATTGCAGCTACTGCTCTTTCTTGTGTTCCCCAAATTACTGGAACTTTATTTGCTTTTCCATCTTCGTCAATTATGACAATATTTCTGAATAAATCCATTACTCCTTCATCTGTTCCTCTGATTGACTTGCTATATCGATAAACTGTATTTTGATCTGGCTGACCATCAATATCGTTGACAATTTTGCCAGCTTGCATAGGATCGTTGTTACTAGCAGCGCCATTGCCTAAGTTCTGAACAAGATTATCGTTAAGCCAATCTTCTACACCTTTTGTGTTTACGTCATTTTGATTATCTGGTTTTTCATTACATATAAATCCCGGAGGCCCATCTTCATTGTTAGTTCTTCCCAAAGGAGATAAATCTGGGCATGGTTGTGAATTGTTTTTGTATGAATTTGGATCTGGTCCTATGGGTAGCATGATTTTATATAGTTTTAAATTGAGTTATTTTTTCTATATTAAAATTATGAGCAGCAAATCTTCCAACAAGATCCAAATTAATTACAGAACCTACGGCAAGTGCATTCCACCTCGCCGTTGTGCTATTCATATTCCCGGATGGGCTGGAGATGCAACAGATCACACCAATGGAAGCGTTGCGAAACCTTTGCATTGCATACCATTTGTTGAAGGAAGTACATATGGTGTCGAGTTGCTTTATTCTTTTGACACAACAACTTATGTGACAAAGAAAAATGGAAAAATTTTATTTGAAGGCGAATGGGAAAAAGAAGATTTAATGGGAGTTAAGTATGACGATATACCACCTTTTGGAGCATTTGCAGAAGATCATTATGGTATGACATCATCACTTGATATACATTGTCCTAAAGATCATATAATTAGACTTGAACCACATCCAAGTTTTTATACAGATCCAACATATTCCACTCCTTGGGTAGTTCCGGGTCATATTCAATCAGAATGGTGGTCAAGCATTTTCTTTGTAGTATTTAAAGCTCCTCCAGAAGGACACACGCATGTATTTCAAAAGGGCAAACCGTATGCTCAAATGTTGGTTTTGCCAAGGAAAGTAGATTATTCAATTGAAAAAATGACGAAAGACCTTGAGGCAGAAAGAAATCAGAGAAACACTTTAATTTTTTCTAATAGGAAAAAATATTCAAAAAATATTTGGAAAGATTCAAACGGAAAAGAATTTGATGATAAATATAAACAAATAAAAAACATATTTGAAAAACATGGAATAGAAGCTGTTGACAAATTTTTATCTCAATTTAAAAATGGAGCAGAAAAAACTGCTCTTAAAAGAAAACTTAAATTGTTTGGATGTAAGAAACCTAAAAAATAAACTCTTCCTGTTTAAGGAAGAGTTTATTAATGGATTGATTTCGTTTAATTACATACCGAAATTCATAGAAGGCATTTGTGTGTTACCGCCACCAGCAGGCTGTCCACCTTGTGGTGCTTGTGCGCCACCACCTTGAGGAGCGCCACCGCCCATACCTGACATATCCATACCTGACATATCCATACCGCCCATATCGCCACCAGCAGATTCAGAACCTTCTTCTGGTTTTTCTTCGCCACCTTCTTCTCCTTCTTCTCCTTCTTCTCCTTCTTCTCCTTCTTCTCCTTCTTCTTCCTCATCACTTTCCATTGAATCGTGAAATTCGGAAATTTGATCAAAAGCTTGTTTTAACTTTTGTGTAGTTTCATCATCAAGTGGCTGACCTGATTTAGTAGCTGTCATGACATCTTCAATCAATCCTTTGATTTCTCCAACTTTTTCTTTTTGTTCGCTCTTAGAAGCAGTGCCAACTGGTTCTGATAATTGTGAATCATCATCACCCATATTCATCTGATCCATTGTGTTTTGTTGATCAGTAGGAACTTGATTTTGTGGTTTCAAACCGCCTGCTTGGCCATTTGTGCCAAGATCAACGCCACCGGGAGCGTTGCCCATATCCATTCCACCATCACCACCACCCATGCTGACACCACCGCCATCAGCACCATCTTGTTCAAAAAGTTTCTTAGCTTGTAGAATTTGATACATCTCAAAAAATGATTTCATAGTTTCTCCTCGTTAATTTATGTAGAATTAATTAAATAATTTTAAAATCAGCATTCTTGTTTTCGCCAACAGAAGACCCAGAAATATCATCTTCTTGGAATCTTTGACAAATTAGTTGCAGTCTTAATGCATTGTAAAGTTTAAACTCTCCAAGCTTTCTTTCTATAACTACCCAGTCTTCATTAAGAAAAGGAGTTTTTAATCTGCTTCCAATTTTGGGAGCGTAACCAAGATCTCTCAAAACTGCTTTGTAATTTAATTCAAATGTCATTTCATCTGGACTATCAATTCCAAAAGCTGTTTGCATGTTTTGAGATGGAATTGGTTCGTAAACACACCATAATTGAATGGGATTCTTACTGTATATTTTTGCTCTGCTCTCAACATAAAGTGGATCAATGTTGTTAATATCAATAAAAAGCTCATAATAAAATAATGGGCTTCCGCCAAGCCTGATGGATTCCTCATCCCACTTGTTAAACAGATCTCTTTCCGGCAAACCATCATCAAACTGTTGTAATGAGCCGGTTGGATTGTATGGTTTGCCATCAGGCCTGTATATTGTCATGCAATTCCTTATGCACAGCTATTAAGAGAAATTGTTGATGTGATCAAAATCTGTCCACCACTTGATGGTAATTGGAAAGGTGCAGCAGTAAATCTTTCAAGCCACAAAAGGTTTGTTGATGTGTCTGTAACATAATAACCATAAACAGTAGCACTTGTGCTAAAAGTAAATGTTATTTCTGGATATGAAGCAGTAGCAACACCAGCACTTGTTGCAACAGTCCAAGTCGCAGAAGTTAATGTGACAGCAGCATAACCACTTGCTGAAACTTCAGTGCAATCTGCATATACAGAAGTTGCTGAAGGTGTAAGATTGTTTGAATAAAGATGCAAAACTGTATTTGGCGGTGCAAT